AGTGATTCAGCCGGAACTGAATACAACAATCTAGAAAATACCGAGGGCTACAGAATAAAATGCTATAGTGATTATGACTCTACAGGAATACGACTTAACGCATTAACTGATTCGGAGTTATCTAGTAATGATTATTTTGTTTTGATTCATTCCGATAATGTTTTAATGCACCATTTTGCTAAAATTACTCAAGTATTAACAGATGATGTTTCGGGAGATACTTTTGAGTTTGAGCCTAGACTTGGAAACCAAATACCAAAGAACGCTAAATTTATGGTTTTCAAAGGCCCACCTGTAAATACTCCTTCACTAGTTTCTGTTTCAATGGGGATAAGAGCAACTGAAATAACTACAGGTTCAACCACATACAGAACAAATAAATCATTTTTATGTTCAAGACCACACTTTTATTTTTACAAAGACAGGCTAGATAAGAAGAACGAATTAGACCATAACACTAAATATTTTGTAAAATATGAAAGTGATTCTTTGGCTAATGCGACGGTTAATTCTTTTTCTACTAAAACAGCATTTGTTACTGTTCCCGATTTTGGTTTTTCTGTAAAAGACTACAGTAGTTATTCTATTAAGGCAACTTTAGTAGATAATTTACGAAACTTAGACGACCCTCGTAATGCGGCATCATCAACAAAACAAACATCGAATGAAGGATTGACTGCTGTAAATAATGATTTTACAGATTATAATAAATGCTTTCTAAATGCTAGAAGGCCGACTGTAAATGCAAGTGCTTCAATAACAGGAGGCTCGGCTATGCTTGGCCCAACTAGATATACTCACTATTCATTCTCTCCCTCTAAAGCCAATGAAGCACCCAATGTCATCAATACAAGAATATTAGAATCAGTTGGTGGAAGAGGGGGTCATGCTGATGCTAAAATGATAGACACTCTACGAATCATGCCCTCCAAAGTAGCGGAGTTTGATTCGTTTAGAATTAGACATCAAGTGCATAGAGGTCACTTCTTTGAATGGTTTCCTCTAAAGGCAACTATTTCAGCAAATGTTTCCGGTAATGAATATACCTTTTCTGTTGATGGTGACTACGATTTGTCTAATTTATTGACAGCGAATGAAGAAGTTCGTGTTGGAGATAGAGTCTTAAGAGTGAGTGCAATTGACAGTCTAAACACTACTGCTGATACTCAAGACATTACCTTTACTGCCGATAGTAGATTAGAAACATCTAAGGTTTTCTCTTCTTCATCATACACTCTTTCGAGTGGAGACAGATTATACCGTAGAGCATTTAGTAGTTTAAACTCTACACTACTTACAACATTCCCTATAATTGAAGGTAGAGAAAGCGACCTAAGAATAGTAATATCGGATGTTAATTATGAAGCATTAGAGGCTACAGTTACCGCTTCTAATTCAAATCAAAAGTTATTGACTTTGAGTTTTTCTAATGCTTTGGGTGAAAAGTTTGGCTCTACTTTTTCAGCATTGGAATATGTAAGTGGTGACTATATTCTTGAGATAGAAAGATTTGATGGAGAAGTAGAACAGATAATTACTGAAAGAGAACACGGACAAAATATGTTTAATATATCGGGTAGAGACAATTACTCTAAATTGATTTCACCTGTAGTAAATAAAGATACTTTGTTTTCCGAGGATATTGTTTATTCTAGTTTGAGTCCGTTTAATTCTTTAGAAAAGGTTGGAGAATTAGTTTCTTCTACTACTTTTGATTTAACTTTCAATAGTAATACATTTACTTTAGATGTTGCTAAAATAGATAATGCCCCTGTTGCCGGAAACAAATTATATGCAAAATATGTTAATGGTGTTGTTGCATATATAGGTGAAGTAGAAAGCACTGAAATTGTAAGTTTTCATACAAGAGTTACTTTGAAGCATTTTCCTCTTGCTCAAGCATCATATACTACCACTCATAATGAAATAGAAATTTGGAGAGACGCAAATAAAAACTACATGTTTAACAAAGCGTTATCGGCTGATAATCAATTATCATCCTTTGCTACTTCTTTAACAGGTAGTGCAAATAAGGGTCTTTTCTTTGAAAGTGGAATAAAAATATCCGACTCTTCTTCTCTTATTGGCACTACTACTTCTCGCACTACAGGAGTAGATACAAATGCAGTCGGGTATCACATACACCACCCTTCATCAGTAAGTAGAACAGACGAACAATTTCAAGCGAGATTGAGTGACGGGGGTTCTAATTTTGAAACATTCGATACAGTAAATACTCTTATGGACTTTTCAATACTAAATATATCAACAGTTGATGGTAAAACAACAATAGAGATTGCACCATATTTGCCTTTGACTCTTGGTAGAGCCGACCATAATGATTATGATACTTATGAGAATACTTACACTACAATAGGAACTACTACAACTGCTTCTACTGCTTCTCAAATTACAGCAAATAAATGGTTGGATGTCTCGCCTTCTTCTGTTTCAACAATAAAAACAGTGGCTAAAGAGGGCTTACCTATCTATGTTAATTCTGTTTTTGCCGGATATTGTCTTCAAGTAGTAGCGTATGAAGGTGGGGGTAGTGCTGATACTTACAAAATATTCTTAGATAGGACATTTACAAATTACGCTTCAAGTTCAACTGTTTCTGTATTGACTGCGGCATCTTCGGGTCTATCCGACTATGTTTCTAAAGACACTACTAATCTATATTTCATAAACGGGGAACACTTACATGGTGGAAAATATGTCACTTTATTGAACTCTCAATATGGCAGTAATGCAGGTGATTATAAAAAACCAACATACTATAATTTTACTAGACCAACTACTCCACTAAGTAATTTACTGATGAAAACATATGCTGAAAGATTCGGGCCATCACTTTACAAATTAAACCATATAGAAAAAGGAGACTTTAATAGAAAATCACAGACTATTGCTACAGATTATTACCGAGGTGCTAGTGGTTCGTCTGTTACTACAGAAGTATCGCTAAAATCCGATACTAATTACTACGGTGGGGGTAGTAAAATACAATATTATTCATCGGCATATAAATTAAGTCAAGGACAAACAACGCTACAAAAAATACCTAGCCGATTTAAAGAGACAGCGCACCCTCATTTATCTATAGAAGAAAGAGGAACATACCCTGCTAGTGGCTCTTTATTTTGGGATTACAATATTTATGAAAACGGTCACACTAAACCAACAGTATTTACTTCGGCTGACCCAACTCAAGGAGGTTTAATTAAAAGCAATTACTACATTAAAGACTTCATAGAACAAATAGACCCAAAGGTTGCTAGAATGTTTTTATTTGCTACTTCGGATTTATTGCCCCATTCTAGACTTAGAACAGACAGTTTGTTTTATTCAAATAGAGACTTGACTCAATTTAAATTATTCCTGTTAAATGAACCCAATGAAGATGAGTTTTCTACGAAACAGTCTAAGTATGAAGGTTCGGGCTTATCTAAGAAAATACTAGACACTGATTATCAAAGTGCTAATATTATTGAATATGATGTAGATGATGTAAGTAAATTAAAATCTTTTGGTATGATGAGATTAACTGAATTAGTTTTTGATTCTACATTCAATCAATTTGATTCGGAGAATCCTCCCGATAAAAATAAGACCATGAATGAATTCAAATATGATTTTCACAGTATTGACAGAGTTACAGATGGTAGTAGTAATATAAGTATTGCTTCGGTTAATGCTACTCAAGTTGAAGTGCAAGGTAGTAGTGCGCCCGTATTATCTAGTGGAGATATTATTTGCGATTCAAACGGTAATATGATTGGAGAAGTTAATAGTGTAAGTAGCACCACTATAAATATCAAGAGTTTAGGATATAGCACTTCTGCTAATGTAGTTCTTACAGGTTCTAGTTCAACATTACCTGCTGGAACTGCTCTCTTCAAAGCGACTCCATATTCAAGTTTAGTTACAGGTCATGGTAGTTCCGAGACATCTAATACATTTACAAAAAAACCACACCCACTAAAAGGAATGCTTCATGGAGGAATATACACTAGTGATGCTTTTACTAAAAGTATGGGAGAGGTATTTACAGGGCCGACCAATACAACGAGTGGCGCAACTACAGTAGCAAGTGATTCAAATTATAGTAATTTAGTTCTACCTTTTACCTTTGGTTCGGGAACCTTAAGCACAGATAAAACCGCACATGCTAGTTTGTATTTTAAAGCACTAGACGCTTTAAAATATTCAAATGAAGATGTTACTGTTTCCGGTGCTGAATATAATAATGAGACTACCATAGACCATACTAGCAATACAGATATTGTTGTAGGAATGAGTGTAAAGGGAGGTGGAATACCGAATGGTGCTACGGTGTCATCAATAAGCAGTGCTACTAGATTTGTTTTATCAGCCGCTACTACCGGAGGGGCCGCAACAGGACAGACTTTAAGATTAACACATACTGAAAATATGTTTTTAAAATACGGTATTTTTGGAGTAGTTCTAGATAGGTTCAACATTGACGGTGGAGTTACAGAGCCAATGACTTCTTCGGGAACTGTATTCCCTCCAAATGACAATACTCACTTGAGAAGTTATACTAATGGGTCTTTAGTAAATATGGGTCTTTCAATTAGACCTAATGCTTTGAGGCATTTGTTTGGGGTAGACTTTCACGGTAGTTCGGACACTACTTCAAACGACGCTACAGATGCCGAGGGAATATACATGGGGTTCAAGTTGAGAGTAAAATTACCTTCTCCCGAAAGTTCGGCTTTGAATGGGCCTTCGGGAACTAGTAATTATAAATACATTTTAAACTCATCCGATTATCCATACTTAGACTATGTTAAAGATTTAACAGGATGTTATTTAGTTTCCGAAAAAGGAACTGATTATGGAGTTGTTTCGACAAGTGAGGGAGAAGCAATATCAGTATCGCAAACTATTGCTTTGAATTCACAGCCGCCTTCTATAAATAACATACTGCCTACCAATATGGGTTATGTTGTTACACACGAAATAGATACAGGAGACAATACTCTAAGACATATTATTTTAACAGACCAATCTCTACCTGCGGGGTATTATAGAGTAATGCAACCCAACCATACATGCACTTACAAATATACTCCTAATACAGTAAAACTAAACACACTATCTTCGGAATACACTAAAATGCCATACAAAGATGAAACATATTCTTCAACAATACCTTACTTAATGGCTCATGGTGGTAACTCGGAAAGAGTTATTGATGTTCATTCTAGCACTTCAAATGGAGATAAAGAAAACATAGGACATAATGAAGGTGTTCTATCTATGTATGCTCTTGTAGACTTAGACGGCTCTATGGTTACTGGCTCTACAAAACAATATGTCGTTACTAGAACTGCCGATGTAGCCCTTTATCAATTCTATGATGATTCTACTAAAGATTCCGAAGTTGCCAATACATTATGTGTAAGTGATGGAGAAACTACATTCAAAACATCAGTTGATTTAGAATACAATATGACTGCTAAAGGAACTAATCTTATTTTTGGAAAACATAAAGAAACTAAAGGCGTTATGTCTATATCTCAAATACTTACAATTACCACTAATAGTAATATTAAGGGTAGACCTAAAAGAGCCATGATTGGTTCTGTAGTTTCTATATGCAGTGAAGCCGAAGATTTAGTAAATGACTTACTAGAAGAAAATGACATAGAGTTCACTACTTCTTTTGAAGAAGATTACCCACTATTCTTAGCACCGAATTATCAAGGTATTGATTTATTCAGTGCAATAAATTACTTGATAGAAAGAAAGAATAAGAAATTAGTATTTGAGGATAATAAGTTTTCATTGACAGACCAAGACACTTCTAATTCTAATTCTAGATTGTTTATCACTGATAGAAACGAAACTCTACACATCAAAGACTTCTCTAAAGATAAAGTATTATTTGATTTTTACAATGAAGTAATTGTTTATGGTGCAGGGTTTAGGTCAATTAGAAAGAATCAAAGAAGCATAAAAAGTAGAGGTAGAAAAACATTAGAAGTAGATGATGAAAACCTAGCAACTCAATCCGATGTAGATAAAAGAGCGAGTGAATTACTTCGCTTACACTCTTCTCATAATGAAAAAATATCTATTGAAATAGGCCATCTAAATATATCTCAAATCAAAGCAGGGGATATTGTTACCGTTGAATTACTACAAGAAAATGTGGAGATTGCTGATTACATGATACTACAGATGGAACACACTACAGAAGGTTTCATCAAATTAGAACTAGGTAAGTTTAGCAAAGGTCTTTCGGATAGATTTGCCGAGATAGCACTTCATAATAAAAAGACAACTGCGGCTCTAAGACCTAAGATATTCAAAGAATTAAACCAATCAGTATCTCTTTTCGACCTAATAAATATTAGAGAGGTCAAACTTTTTATCCGTAATAGAACAGGGTCAAGCGGGGGAACCTCTTTTAATATTGGATTCTCACAGACAATTGGATTCGGTGGAGTTGTTGGTTTTGGTTCGGCGGGTTCAACAACAGAAACTACAGTATTGGAGGCTGAACTATGATTACTGATGAATTAAGAAATGTTTTGGCTAGTCATTTGGCCCATGTTTATACTAGGGCTAAAGTAGGGGTCGGTGGAAATTCTACTAATCCATTAACTACCGATTTAGATGTTCCTATTGTGAGTGTTACAGCATCCTCTTCTCAAAGTGATAGTAATGTTATTGAGTTCAAATTTACTATTACTGGTGCTTCTATTGCAGGTCATACAATTAGAGAGGTTGGCATATTTAATAAAGCATATATCAAGGTTGGCGAAAGTGGAACAACTGCTCAAGACACAGAATTACTTACTCGACTTTCCTTTGATGGAATAGGGCCGTTTGCATCCGGTGAAGATGTAGATTTTTATGTAACGATAGAGGTTGAATGATATGACAAGCAGTTTGAACAATGGAAACTACAGTAGATTGAGCGTAGACCCAACACTAGGGGGTATGGTAGATGGTGTTGATTTTCCCCATACAGGAGTCTTCAAGGCTTTGGCTATAGCGGCTCAAGGAAACTTTGCCATTCTTAATGCGGCTACTAATGTAGAAGAAGAAAACTTTAGCATAGT